ACCAACTAAACATAAAAAACTAGATATATGGAACCGCAAGAAACAATGAAGCGCATTCTCAAAGTTGAGAAAATGGAAGTTGACCAACTTCTTGAAGAAATAAAAAAAGCCCAAGACGAGATGCAGAATTACCGAGACCAAAGGGCAAGATTGCTTGAATATCTTGGTAAAACTCAAGATTTGATAAATTACAATCGCGCCGCAGAAAGGGAGGCTTCGGCTAGATTAAAATATGTTGCCCGACTTCACGCAAAAAAAGCCTCACACCAAATTGACCAAGGAGTTTATCCAGTTAAATAATTTCAACCACTTTCCCTCGCAGACAAACAAACAACCAATAAAAACCTAAATATATGAAAATAATAAGCGGAAAACAAAAACGAGCACAACGTATTGTAATTTATGGCGTTGAATCGGTAGGAAAAACCACGTTTGCTTCCCAATTCCCAAAACCTTTGTTTTTGGATATTGAACAGGGTTCAGCGCATCTGGATATTGATCGGGCAGAAATCAAGGATTGGAAGGAACTTGTCGCTGCAATAAATGAATCAAAAGCGACCGACTTCCAAACAATCGTAATTGATTCCATTGATTGGGCCGAGCGGTTAGGGCAGGAAGATTTACTGGCATCCACAAAGAAAACCTCCATTGAAGATTTTGGTTATGGCAAGGGTTGGATTATGGTCGCGGAAAGAATTAGCCGCATCCTAATGTCTCTTGACGAATTGATTGATGCCGGCAAAAATGTGGTTCTAATCGCGCATTCCAGAATCGCAAGATTCGAGGCTCCCGATGCCCTTGCCGCATACGACCGATACGAATTAAAATTGTCAAAGCAATCTTCGCCTCTGGTGAAGGAATGGGCCGACGAGCTTTGGTTCATGCGATTCAAAACCAAGGTTTCCACAAGCGAAAGTGGCAAAGGTAAGGGACTAGGAGGAAAGGAGCGGATCATTCAGACCACTCATAGCGCGGCGTATGATGCTAAGACAAGATCGGGTCTTGCCGAAGAAATACCGATGCTATGGGAGAGCGTAGAGCACCTATTCACCGAGCAAAAATCAGTCGAGATTCCCGAATGGCAAGGCGTTCTTATGGACAACGAAAGTTTGGTCAACGCCTTTTTATTGGCGAAAGGCGAAATTCAAGAACATCAAACTTGGCGAAATTGCAAAAAGGATTATCTGCTAAGAATTTCCTCAAAAGCGGATAAATTCATCGAAGCGGCAAAGACATTTATTGTATGAGCAAAGAAATATCACCAAGCATGCTTCCCAAATTGGATGAATGTCCACTTTTCCAAGGAGCGGATGGAACATCTTCTGCCGCAAACCGAGGAACGAGAATCGACATAGAAATTCGGAATTTTATCAACAAGTCCGCTTTTTTCAAAACAGATCAACATTTGAAATTTGGGCTTGAGCGTCTCAATACATTAGAAGATTACGATTCGATTGCGTGGGGGATTGAAAAACTATTTGAATTGGCCCACGGATCGTTTATTGAAACCCGCGAGGAATACCTAGCGATGGCAGTCCCGCGATTATCAAAGATGGGAACAGCCGACGCCATTTGCAAAGATCAAAAATGGGTTGCCGATATTAAAACAGGACAGGCGCGAAATTACAAACAACAGCTTGCGGCTTATGCGCTTGCTTGTATGGAGGATAATTTCGCAAGCAAATGGACGGCTCATGTCGTTTATGTAGACCAGAGAATCGTCCGTTCGTATGAGTTTACCTACGACGATGCGATGAACGTCATAGAGACCATCATGGAGAAATCTACGAGCGATTCTGCGATGCCTGTCCCGTGCGAATATTGCAGTTGGTGTAAACATTACAATAATTGTTCAGCTATTGTTCGACAGGCTGAATCGGCAATAGCAATTATTCCCGAGGTTTCTGGTAATTCTATTGAGGCGATAAAGGAAAGAATCCTTGCTACGCCCGAAACCTTGGGCGAGTTCGCTAAGCAATGGAAGCTGGTCGAGAAGGAAATAGCCGAGCCTCTTTTGGAGATTTTGAAAGCTCGCATCGAAGGCGGGGAAGATATATCGGGCTGGAAGCTAACGCACTCCAGCGGCAGAAAATTCGTAGATTCGCCAGCGATTATTAAGGCGGCAGAAAATATCTCCAAGGAAACATTGGTGCTTGCCTTAGGTGGTAAGATGAGCGAAAAAAACTACCTCGAATTTTGCTCTAAAAACGGAGTGGAACCAGATTTAACGGCGATAAAAATGGGAGCACCTTCGCCACAACTAAGACAGACAAAAGTTAAATAATTTCCTCGCAAGATTGGGAAATCCCGATCGCAGGGGCAAAAGGGGGTCGCGCATCCTAAAAAACGCGGATCAACAATAAAATAGAAACAAAAATAAGATGCCTAAATACATACAAGGACAAGCAAACTCGCCAATCTATCACGTCAAGCCAGACGTTTACAAAATAGAGGTTAAAAAAGCAGAAAACCAAACCAGTAAGAACGGAAACCCGATGATCAAAATGGAATGTAAGATAATTCTTCCAGATGCCTCTGAAGGTCCGACAATCTGGCATTACCTTACGTTCATTCCAAAATGCGCCGAGAATATTGATAATTTTGTCGCCTCGATTGGAAGAGCCGTTGTTGCTGATGATGAAGTTGAAATTGAGCCAGAAGATGTGATTGGTGAGTTTGCCTATGCCGTTATCGGCGAGGAAGACAGCACCAAATACACCGACCAAAAAGTAAATAAACTTGAGCGTTGGATACACGGCGCAGAAAAACAGAATTGGCTAGATAGGCAAAAATTGCAGGCCGCTCCAAAACGCGATGAGCATATTGTAGCCAAAGCAAACGCCTACCGCAAAGAGCCGTTGAACTTAGATATGGACGGGGACGAAATTCCGTTCTAATGCAGCCACTTCTCGCCATTCGGCTTGCCATCTGTGTTAATGGCTGCCCAGTAGGTTCTCGCATCGAACGAGGTGAGCCCCTACCGAGTTACAAACATACCTACGATGACTCGCCGAGTGGTAGAGAGGAAGCTGGAAAAGACCTAGAAAAAATCGAGGCTTACATCGAACGAAACAAAGATCAAAAAGGAAGTAAAAATGAAAAAAGAAAATGGTTCTGACACCCAATTAGATTTGGGATTTTTTAATTCAGCACTTGGAAAAAGATTCTGCAAATTCCACACAGAAAATCCTCACATTTACACCGAACTGGTGGCATTAGCTCGCCAGTTTAAACGCAAGAATCCTTATTCTATCATTGGAATAGGAATGCTTTACGAGGTGTTGAGATGGAACTTTTGGATACAAACAAATTCCGATCAGCCTTTTAAATTAAGCAACTGCTACCGAGCCTTTTATGCGAGAATGATTATGGAGAGAGAAATGGATTTGGAAGGGATTTTTAATGTTAAAATGAGCGTGGCTGATTCTGAAAATCTTTTTTATGTTTAATATCATAACCAACATAATGAGCCTCACAAAACTGGCGAAAGAAAATATGCAAGATATGGAAATTTTAATCGACCTACTCAACGCAAGAATTAAGGCGTTAGATGCAGAAAATCAATCCTTGCGCGACGAAATCAAAAAACAAAAACAATTCTTATCAGGACAAGATGAATAATCCAAAACAACAATACTGGCGCGGTTATCCCCTTAGATGTTGGCCCAATCACCAAGATGATTGTTACCGATGGGATTGGGAGGTAAAAATCGGCGAGAAATGGGTAGAGGTTGTTACCCAATCGACTAGATGGATAGAAGAAGAAGCCGAAGAAACACTTGAGCGTTATCTTAAAAGACAACAAAAATGATCCTATCTCCAGATTTCTGCGAGCACTACAAAACAAAAATCTTAATTCGGTTGGCAGGACACGAAGGAGTTTTTTGTCTTTTAAAACTTTGGTCACAATGCCAGTTTCGGAAAAACGAGGTGTTTGAAAAATCGCCAGACATAATTTCTGCGATTGCGGGTTGGAGTGGTGAGCCAAACCAATTAGAGAAGGCACTTATTGATTCTGGATTCGCAAAGCGAAGTGGTGATAAGTTCATCCTTCACCAATGGCAAGACCAGAACAAAAAGTTGCTCACAAGTTCCGCTAACGGCAAAAAAGGCGGAAGGCCAAAAATCAATAAAACGGAAGAGGTCAAGGGGCGATATTTGAAGCTCTGAAAAAGCTAAACGTAACCTAACCGAAACCTAAACATAACCTAACCGAAACCAAACATGCCCTAGATAGATAGATAGACTATCTATCTGCTATCGCTAGATAGATATTTCTCTGCCTCTCTCCAAAGGAGAGGCGAGAAATTACTTCCAAAAAATATGAAATCAGAAATACAAAAAAGTGCAGTTCCACGCAGCGATTTCGCCGAGACCGCCGCCATCTCAATTATCCTCCAAAACTATGACGCCTTAGATTCAGCGAAGTGGGACGAGGATTTGTTTTTTAACCATTCAAATCAGGTTCTCCTCCGAGCCGCCAAGAAACTGCGCGATGACGGATCAAAAAGCGACCTCTTCAGGCTCCAATCATATCTTGAAGCAAGCGGGGGCTTCGATGATGTCGGAGGTCACCACGGAGTTTTAACGGCGTTTGAAGCGTATCCCGCACCAAAGGACATTGAATCGGCCTTGGAATTTCGGCGCGATCTTGTAAAATCTAGAAAATATCGACGTGCTCTCAAAGTTCTAGAATCTTCAAGGCAGGACGTTCTCTCCATGTCGGCTGACCTCACCAAACTAGCCGAATGCTTTTCTACCGAAGACGACGAAGAACCAAATAGCCTAACCCTAAAACAGCAATGCGCCGAACTCCTAAACCTTCTCGAAAGCAATTCGCCACCCATTCGCCTTAAAACCGGAATCCGAAATCTCGACAACTTGCTAAGTGGCGGGTTTGAAAAAGGCACGGTCGCCGTATTTGCTTCCGAAACAAGCGGCGGAAAGAGCATAGCACTTATTCAGACCGCTTTATCTTGTTGCTCCGATAATTTTACGGGCATTATTTTCAGCCTAGAAATGTCGGCGAGTCAAGTCCTCACAAGATTAGTTTCTTGCAAGTGCGGCGTTCAATGCGTTCCGCAATATAGCAAGCCTTCGCCAGAACAAAGCAACGCAATTCTCAAAGGGTTATCCAATATCGCTCTTCTTCCGCTTACCATCTTCGATAGCGTTTCGGACATCTCCGAAGTCGAGGCGATTTGCAGAAAAACTCCTTGTGATTTTATTGTGCTTGACTATATCCAGCTTTGCTCGTCTTCTGGTAACGCAGAAAATCGCGAACAACAAATCAGCGAAATCGTCCGAAAATTAAAATTGATCGCCTTGAAAAATAATATTTGCGTCCTCACCGCATCTCAGCTAAATGATGGCGGAGAACTCCGAGAATCTAGGGCAATAGGTCACCACGCCGATTACGTTTTGAACATAAA